AGAGTCTTAACCGCTTTCAGACCAAGCGGTATCTATAAAGAAGAGCACATAGAAAGATTATCCAAGCAAGTTAAAGAGTTCTCAGGGATAGAGCTTGAGTGTATCCATGGTGAATATGCTCACTGGTGGTGCAAGATGACAGTCTTTAAGGAAGAAGGGCCAGTTCTATATTTCGATCTAGACACGACCATCGTTGGTAATCTAGATCCTCTCCTAGAGGTTGCTGAGTCAGAGCGTTTTGTAACACTCAGGGATTTCAACTACCCAAAGAAGACTGGAAGTGGGGTTATGTCATGGAACTATGACATCAAACACATACACGATGAATTCGCAGAAAACCCGCAAAGAAATATAGCTCGATATCCTGGAGGTGATCAGGATTTCATTGCTGAAGGCGGGTATTGTCAAGAATACTGGCAAGATCTACTGCCAAACCATATTCAATCTTACAAAGTACATATCAGGAAGCAGAGCCTGCATCCAGAATGCAGAGTTGTGTGTTATCACGGCAGACCTAAAGGCTGGGATGTCAACCCAAAGACTGGCGTTGAATACGACGCCGAATTAAGGAGTAAGTAAATGAGTGCAGGTGCAGAGTTAATCAGTGATATCGGTCGTTCTGGTCTTCAAATCCTGACTGGGAGCAAACCGCATACGTGGTCCTTGATTGCAGACGGAAACGAAGAAGCAACAACGGTAACTGTTGAAGGCGCCAGCCTTGGAGATTATGTCCTTGTCTCGAACAGTGTTGATGTTGCAGATTGTGTTCTTGATGGCCAGGTCACAGCTAATAATACTGTGACTGTCGTTGCCGCAAACAACACTGGCGGTAATATAACAATTGGGGCGTCTACCATCAGGGTTCTGGTGCTGACTGCTACGTAATAGTAACCAAGGATGGCCTAACTTTAGAGAATAAAATGAGCGAAGAACTTATTACAGACATTGGCCGTTCTGGGTATCGTCTTTTTACTGGAGACGTATCTTGGGACCCTAGTTCAATTTCAGATGGTGACGAAGCCGTTACCGACATCACAGTGGAAGGCGCAGCTATTGGCGATTTCGTCCTTGTATCAGCAAGTGTTGATATTCTCGACCTAACCCTAACCGGTGCTGTTACTGCAAACAATACGGTTACAGTCCAGCTGAGCAATAGCACGGGCGGCGCCGTTGATCTTGGTTTTGGCAGGTATAACGCTCTTGTTATTGCTAACCCATGGCTGCGCTTGATTGATCAAGCTGGAGCATCGCCTCCATAATGGAACTTAAAGAGGTTCTAAAGCACTTAGAAGCTCGAATAGCTCAACGTAAGCTTTACACACACCTCCCTTATGGCCACAAGGACACGCTTTGCCCAGATGGAGCAATGTGGAAGGAAAAACATGCTTTAGGAGAATGGGATGAATGGTCTAATAAGCCTTGGCAGTTGGATTTCCACGAAGCAGGTAAAGACAATCAGGAACGTCTTATCGTATGTGCAAACCGAGTAGGCAAATCAGAATCAGGCGGGTATGAAACAGCGCTCCATATGACTGGAGACTACCCTGATGACTGGGATGGCAAGCGATTTGATCAGCCTGTCTTAGTGTGGACAGGAAGCCCAACCAACGAAACATCAAGAGATATTGTCCAGAAAGCGCTTATCGGCGGCACATCTAAAGATGAACTCGGTACTGGGTTTATCCCTAGAGAGAAAATCATCGGAAAGCCTAAGATGCGCCAAGCTGGCGTTTCTGACGTTGTTGATGGATTTAAGGTAAAGCATGTGTCTGGCGGAACTTCTACTTGTATTTTAAAGACATACGAGCAGGGCTGGCGGAAATGGCAGGGCACTGAGCCGCATATTGTCTGGCTTGATGAAGAACCGGACCACTTCCGTATTTATACTGAGTCGCTAACCCGTCTCCTGACATCTCACGGGATAATGATGGTGACATTCACCCCATTACTCGGCCAAACAGAGCTTGTAAGGCATTTTCAGCACTCTGAGAACGAAGGCGTCTGGGTAGGGACTGCGACTTGGGAAGACGCGCCACACCTGCTTAAAAGCGAACGAGAGAGGATGATGCGGTCTTATCCGCAGCATGAACTACAAGCCAGGACAATGGGTGTCCCAATGATGGGTGAAGGCGCGATATTCACCACATCAGAAGACGATATCCGCGTAGACCCATTCGAAATACCTCACTATTTTACTCGGATAAATGGCATTGATTTTGGACTAGATCATCCATTTGCCTGTGCGAAGATTGCTATTGATAGGGATAGCGATATTATCTATCTGTATGATGATTATAGGAAAAAAGGTGAGATTAATCTTGCCTTCCATGCAGAAAAGATAAAGCAGCCTAGCCCGTGGATACCAGTCTCATGGCCTCATGATGGAGCTAAAAGAAGCCCGTCAGCTTCAGGTAAAGAGACTATATCGCTTTCTAAGAAGATGCGAGGTTTGGGGGTTAACATGCTTTCAAAATCAGCGCGTTATGAAAACGACAAAGGCGGCCCTCAGCCTGTATGGCCTATTATCGAAGAGATAATGGAAAGAGAGCGGAGCGGTAGATTTAAGGTCTTCTCAACGTGCACTTCGTATCTGGAAGAGCGCCGTAATTATCACATGAAGGACGGGAAGCTAGTGGACAAGCGAGATGACACGTTAAAGGCGTGTTTCTATGCTGTTATGATGCGCCGATATGCAAAAACCTCCCAGGCAAAGACGCCAAGACGACCGACAGCCCCTTGTTTTTCAACGAGAGTTTAATTATGCAGTGGACTAGAACGCACTTACCTAAAAGCCGTGCTCAGCTAGAGCAGTTCGTTAAGGACAACGGGTTACATCCTTATGGTGTTGCTGATTACAAGGGCAGGGAGATATTCCTGGCTGAGACTGAGCTAGAGCTTGATAGGCCAGAGGAACATCCGTGGGGATACTATCAAACAGCATGGTTTGTCACGGCTCCAGATTCAACCGAAAAGATGGATGGTGGAAGCTGGTTAGAATTTGCAGCCATGCATGACCTTGAAGAAGGTTGGACCCAGGAGGCAAAGCATGATGCTCGAATTGAGGCAACCATCCAAATGGCCATTCAATGGATTGACAAAAACATAGAGGTTGGCCGATACAATGCCTGAGACACGGTTTACGAAGAATGACAAGATCGTTATTGCGGAGAAAATCTGTGATACGCACTCAAAGCGCAAGCGTGATAGAGGTCATCTTGAAAAGCAGTGGGAGGAAATCGACCGCCAGGTAGCAATGGAGCCCGGCTTTGACATCATGAAAGAGCGCCAAGGCGAGACAGAAAGCGCTAAGGCCTGGATGGCTGAAACAGAACTTCCTAACCAAGCAGAGACATTGGAAATCAGCTGTGCAGATGCACGGCGCCTCATGGTGCCTAAAGGAGCTGATTGGTTTGCAGCACATGCTGCGCTAACAGACGCCTATCTGGATCGTGTTGATTTCCAGTCTCTTGTTGCAGGCGATGAGAATGAAGTCCCCAGCCAGATCAACCAAGACAACGCTGACAAGCTTGTCCAAGGCCTGCTTGTAAATTGGCACAATCAGTATGATTTCAAAGGCAATTTAGACCTTATTAATGCCGAAGCCTTTAAATACTCAATGGGCGTTGGTAGAGGGCGGTATGTAAAGAAACGAGTATTTTTGCATACAACTAAAGGTGTCCAGTTTAAAGATCAGAAAATCCCTGTTCTTGTCCCGAGAAGCATCAAAAATACATATTTAGATACAACATGCTACAGCCTTCAGAATGAAGGACAGATAGTCGCGCCTGGGCAGATCTTTGAGTATTCCTTGAACTCCAAGGATCTCATGATGGCCTCTAAGACTGGTTCAACCGATGTCAATGACATGAATGGTGGCTGGATCAGGAACGCTCTAAAGGGCTTTGACGAAGACTGTACTGTGCAAGTCCTGGAGTGGGAAGGGGATATGGTCGTCTCCAGAAAGACAGCAGGTTCCCTGTATCTTGCTAACTGCATTATTTCGGTTGCTGTTGGCACAAAGAAAGCAAGCAAGACGTTAGAAAAAGCTATCTTCAGAATTCGAAAGAATGATATCCCTTATTCTTCTTATGTCCTGTTCCCGTATCACAAAGAGCATATAGACTCACCTTATGCGACATCGCCTTTAATGAAAGGCAGAGTACTGCAAGGCGCTGCAACACAGTCATTAAACCGCCTTATGGAGCTTGCAGCCCTTCAGACTCAGCCACCTCTTAACAGAGACAGGGATTCAGATGAAGATCCAGAGGTGTTCCCTGGAGCATTATGGGGCGATGACGTTAAGCCAGTCCAGATTGGTGACCCGCAAGCTATGCTTGCTGTTTACAGCTCCCTGCTGACCCAATACGGCGACGTAACTGGAACTACATCCCCTCGGCTTGGTCAGCAAACCCTCTCGCATACAACGGCCTTCTCAAAAGAAGCAGAGCTTGCCAGAGCGCAGATACGAGGT